ATCTCCTGAAGATAAAGGCAGCATAGACGGACTAACATAGCTGGAAGATGAATGTACACACAAATTTGGACTTGACTTCCTTATTAATTTCTTCTATTCTGTTTTTTATATTTTCGCGTGTAGTTTTCACTTTTCCTCCTTCTGCACACTGGCTTCTTGACTTCTCCGGGGCTTATTCTTACTTTTCTTTCTCCTACGCCCCAGCTTCTTGACTTCCCCGGGGCTTATTCTTACTTTTCTTCCTCTCACGCCCCGGCTTCTTGACTTCTCCGGGGCTTATTCTTACTTTTCTTTCTCCTACGCCCCGGTTTCTTGACTTCTCCGGGGCTTATTTCTACTTTTCTTTTTCCTACGCCCCAGCTTCTTGACTTCTCCGGGGCTTATTCTTACTTTTCTTTCTCCTACGCCCCGGCTTCTTGATTTCCCCGGGGCTTATTTCTACTTTTCTTTTTCCTACGCCCCGGCTTCTTGACTTCCCCGGGGCTTATTCTTACTTTTCTTCCTCTCACGCCCCAGCTTCTCGATTTCCTTGGGGCTTATTCTTACTTTTCTTTCTCCTACGCCCCGGCTTCTTGACTTCTCCGGGGCTTATTCTTACTTTTCTTCCTCCTATGCCCCGGCTTCTCGATTTCCCCGGGACTTATTCTTACTTTTCTTTCTCTCACCCCCCGGCTTCTTGGCTTCCTCGGGGCTTATTCTTACTTTTCTTCCTCTCATGCCCCAACTACCTAGAACCCCAACGGCTTATTTTCTTCTCAGATACCCTTTCAGCCGGTTTCCGTGACTGTCGACGGTTACTGTCAGGGCTCCATAGTCAGTGGTGAGGTACCAGGGGACCTTAGCATCTTCCAGGCGCTGTAGCGTCGCGGCATGGGGATGGCCATAGGAATTGTTACGACCACAGGAGATAATGGCGGCAGCGGGGCCGGCGGCGGCAAGGAACTCAGAACTGGTGGAATAGCCTGAGCCGTGATGCGCTACCTTCAGGATGTCTACCTTGAAGCCCCCTTGTCTCCGTGATTCCCACAGTTCCTGCTGTTCTCGCGGTTCCTGCGATTCCTGCAATTTCCGCACATTCTGCAAAGCCTGTGATTCCTGCGCTACCCGTAACGTCTTCAACGTCTGCAATTCCTGTGTCAGCTGCTGCTCCCCTTCGCCTTCCACATCCCCTGTCAGGAGAATGCTTAGCTTCCCGGCACCCACGCCGAAGTTTTTCCTTTCACCGGTATCGCCATGACCGGTTCTCTCACCAGTAACTCCGACAGCAAAGCTGCCGTTCTCACCGTAAACTTCGCTAGCAGCTCTTCCGCCCTCTCCACTTGCTTCCATCCCCTCTGCCGCGCCCCACTTCACTGCTTTCGCAAATACCTCCACGTAGAAGCATTCCGAATAGGCATTGGCATCCGCAAGGGTCGTATTCTCCTCCGGGTGCAGACACCGCAGCCGGAGTCGACTATCCCTGATCTCATCGCCACATTTTATGTAACTTACCGGTACTCCGGCATATTCCGCGGCAACAAGCAATTTTTCAAAAGCCTCCCTGCGCTCCGCTTCCGTAATCGCAGGCAGAAACATCTGCTCCACGGTAATTCCCCATTCTCCACCGTTCTCCAGCAGTTCCAATATGCCATTCATATGGTCTTCATCTGGGTGCGATACAAACACACCGCGTAGAGACTGGATTCCCCGGCTCTTGAGATAAGGCTTCAACACATATTCACCGATTTTCCTCCGACTGGTACTGCCGCAGTCAAAAAGATATGCCCCCTGCCCGGTCTCCACCACGATACCGTCTCCCTGTCCCACGTCCAGAAAAGTCACACGGCTTCCCCGATCAAAATTGCCGGTCAGTAAACCAACTATTAATACTAAAATCATTGCGGCTACAATTCGGCACATAACTCCGTTCCTATATGTCATCACTCCCTGCCATGTATACCAAAAATTTGCTAAAACATGCCGCCATCTGGTGGGACATATTTCAGAGTACCTGTCAGAATGCTGCATCTTTTTTCTGTTACTCTCTCTTTTTCTACCCCTACCGCTATCATCCACTCTGCGTGTTTCCCGACGCTGCCTTTCTCTTTCAGTGCGGTGTCCGTCTCCATGATTATTTTCCGCCACATAAGCTGCATAAAGTCTTTGCCGCTTCCATTTTTCCGCATAATTCCTGCCAATGATCAACACAAATAGCCCACTATAATAAACGACCATCTGCCACTTTGCCGGGCGGCCCACGCACCATACCGCTCCCGGCAGTTCTCCGAACCGTTCGCAGATCCATTCATACCACCACAGGATCAGACAATCCACCGTCCCTGCAATTCCCAGTCCAGGGATCAATGACAGGATTCCCCCTGCCATCACCACACTCATAAAGGGCAACACCAGCAGGTTCAATAATACCGAGTAGACAGGGATCTCATAAAAGAACCAGAGCTGTATGGGCAGCGTAAAAAGAATAACTCCGGCACTGGCGGCAAAACCGCTTTTAAGTGCTGACACCATGCGCCAAAGCCTTTCATACACCACCTTCCGCCAGCCTTCCCGGTACTTGTTCCTCTCGTAAGCGGAATCACCCAGAATATCTGTCACGGTCAGAAGCCATGCCGGTACTCTAAAACCGTTCCCCCCGTTTCCCAGTCTCCTCTGTTCCGTGTCAAAGTCAGACCTCTCACCAAATCCGCTCTTCCCATCACTCCTCTTTTTCTCTGCAAAGCCTAATGCCTCACCAAGTCCGCGCTTCCCGTCGGCCCTCTTTTTCTCTTCAAGCCATGCCACCACGCCACTGGCCGTTTCCACACCGGCATTATCTTCCCTACCATCCCCGGCAAACACCGGTGTCAACAAGCAGATCCCCAGCACCGCCCCAAAAGACATCAAAAAGCTCACATCCCCAAGCCGCTCCGGTTGCTGCAACACCAGCAATGCCGCCAACAGCCCCACACCTGTCAGCATATCGTAAGTCCTTCCCACGAATATCCCCAACATCTGCAGCAGATACATTCCTATGGCACGGCTGGCGGATACACTCATGCCCACCATCATACCGTACAGAAGCAGTGTCATGGCACCTCCCGCTGCTGCCACTCTGACCGGAGCCCCCAGTCTCTTAAGCAGCCGGTAGCATCCCATCCCCAGCAAAGTAATATGCAGCCCCGTCTGGGGTTTTACCCTGTATAAAATATAGCGAGTTCTTTCTTATATATATGTATTACTACTTTGGGGACCATATTGGGGGATAGATGTAGAGGACGAGGGGATAGTTATAGGGTTCGGGGGATACATATTTTCTCTCGAACCCCACATGTTTAATTGTAAAATCTATATGCTACATAACATTCTCTTCCACAAAATTTTCTATTTTTGTTTCCGTAAGAAATATATGTCTTTCCACATTGCTCACATACTAGCTCGTATTGCGCTTTAGGCTTTTTATTTATAAGATCTTGGTTCAACTTCCACCACTCTCGCCTGTGCTGTTCACAGCAATACCGCCTCGGTCTTCCAGTGGCATTTTGAAATATTGGTTTTCCGCACAGTCTGCACTCATCAGGTTTTTCTTCCATTTTCCTTGCGAGTTTAATTCGTTTGCCGTAGCCATCCATTCCATTTTTCTTGCAGAAATTCCTTACAACATCTCTGCTCAATCCAAGCTGCAATCCGATAGCTTTATACCCAATACCTTCATATCTTAGCTTTTTGATTAGTAACTTCTGTTCTTCTGTCATAATGCAACACTCCTTTTCTTTTTTTGTATGACTATATATCACTCTAAGTGCTGCATTTATCCAGTTATTCTGCTCTATAATAGTACCAATATTATGCAGATATTTTCTATAGAATTGTGGTTACCAAAATCTTCTGTTATACATATCGTATAACACTACTATATTTGTAACAAAAAATAGCGTGGCTGTCAAATCGTAGCCACACTATTTTTTGCGTTTCATCTTACTGCTGATTCTGTTTTTCAGTAAAAAATGCTCCATAATTAAACATCTTCATGCTCTGGTATCTGCCCATATCCAGCAGATTGTTTATTATAATTTCCACGTCCCTGTCCTCACAGGACTGCTCATGCAGTCTCTGGCATATCCTTCCATAAGCTGCAAGCATTTCACTGTAGAGTTTTTCACAGTATCTGCCTTCTTCAAATTCATTCTCTACCACACTGCTTTCCTCACAATCAAACTTATCCAGATCATAATGTCCGTTCATTAGATCGTAGATCATGGTTTTGAATTCCTCATCCTGTACTCTCATATACATCCTCATCACTTTCCGTGGTCACCGGAATGCATAGAAAAAGGGAAGCCAGTCTTGTCAGATACAATCAAACTGCTTCCCCTTACTTCTTCAGCGTCCTTACGAAGTTCATCAGTATTCTGCGTTCATCCGCATTTAAGTCATCCCATATCTCCAATAATTCACCTTGCTCATCCGTCAGGTCAGGCCGCATACCATCTCCGGCAAAGAACTGTGCGATTGAAATTCCGAATGCATCACAGATCCTTTCCAGGGTCGGTACTGTAGGTATGCTCTTCTTATTCATTATATTTGCCAACGCTGTCTGCGACATATCCGTGAGCTGTGCAAGTCTGTATTTAGAGACTTTATGCTTGCTGCATAATTCTTTTACCCTCTTTGGTATGTACTCCTCTGTACGCAAGTAAATTACACCTCTCTTCTATCTGTACGATATACATATTGTAACCGTTACGCAGAAGAATTATTAGAACCATATCTCTTTCGTAATTTACTCTAGTGGAGTGGAGTATCTGGGTAAAAAAATATGAACGGCAGATTTATGCAGTTCAGTTTTGTATCATGACAGAACCTTGATTTACCTTGTTTCCATCATTCTTATATCGTCTTGTTCCAGTTATAAGCATACCATCTGCATCAGCATCCTTCAATAAAAATCGTTCGACATATTTCGCACTTTCCCATCCCCCTGTTTTCCTTCTACTCCATTACGCTTTATTAAATTACACAACTTTTTTGCACTCATTGATAGATAATTTACCTTGCGTAAGAAAAAGAAAACAGGAGGTACAATCTATGAATCAGACGCAGATATCTGTCAACCACAGGCAGATAGGATACCGTATCAAGGAAGTAAGGGAGCAGAATCATATTTCGCAGGCACAGCTTGCGGAAATGACCGACCTTTCCGTCTCCTACATAAGCCACATTGAAAATGCAAAAAGGAAAGCAAGCCTGGAATCTGTCATCCGTATCGTGAATGTCCTCGGCATTACCGTGGATGAACTGCTTGCCGGAGTGCAGATGAACAATCCGGCTGCATACCAGACAGACATCGATATGCTCATGGAGGACTGCTCGGAAAATGAGAAAAGATTCATCTATGAACTTATAAAGGCAAGCCTTGAAACCATGCACAAAAACGGCTGGGAGCTTGCTTCCAGTGACAGGCACAGATAAAGGCACACTATTTTCACACAAATAATTTTTCTTTGAAATAGACTATAGGGATATGGCTGTCCGTATAGTCTATTTTATTTCAGCATGAAAATTTTATAATAAAATCCAGCACAGAAATAAAAGGTGGTAAGTCATGAACGAAAACGAGCAGAAAGCCGGCTCAGTTGCCGACCAGAAAAGTAAGATAAGGGAACGCTATAAAGGTATCGACCCGGATGAACTTGACGTGATTCCTGCCCTTCCGCAGGAAGATATATTTGCAGTGGAAAATGAACAGCGTGTTGCCGTATATGCAAGGGTGTCAACGGATGATCCAAGACAGACATCCTCATATGAACTGCAGAAAAACCATTACCATGATGTCATCAGTAAGAGTCCGAACTGGAAACTGGTACAGATCTATGCGGATGAAGGCATCTCCGGCACTTCACTCCAGCACCGTGACCAGTTCAAGCTGATGATCGAAGACTGCAAAAAAGGTCAGATAGATCTTATCGTGACCAAGAGCGTATCACGTTTTGCCAGGAATGTGGTGGACTGCATCGGCTATGTCAGGGAGCTTCTCGCACTCCCCCATCCTGTCGGTGTTTTCTTTGAAACGGAAAGGCTCAACACCTTTGATCCTAAAAGTGAGATGGTGCTTTCCTTCATGGCCACACTTGCACAGGAAGAAAGCCATACCAAGAGCGAGATCATGAATGCGTCCATTGAGATGCGTTTCCGCAGGGGGATCTTCCTTACACCGATACTCCTCGGATATGACCATGATGAAGACGGAAACCTCATCATTAATGAAGGGGAAGCAAAGATCGTAAAACTCATATTTATGATGTACTTAAACGGATGCACCTGTCAGGAGATTGCCGATACCCTGACGGAACTCGGCTGCGAGACCAAAAAGGGAAACACTGTATGGTCTCCCGGTTCCATCCTTCAGATACTGCAGAACGAAAGGCACTGCGGTGATGTCCTTGCACATAAGACCTACACTCCGAATTACCTCAACCACAAATCAAAGAAGAATATGCAGAACCGTCCCCAGTACCGGAAGCGCGACCATCACGAAGCCATCATATCAAGGGATGACTTTATTGCGGTCCAGAGGCTGATCAGCAATGCCAAGTATGGGAACAAAGGGATCCTTCCGCAGCTGAAGGTCATTCCGGGAGGTGTCCTGAAAGGGTTTGTATCCATCAACCCCAGATGGGCGGGATTTAAGGAAACGGATTACATGAATGCTTCTTCCAGTGTTTATGACGGCACGGAACAGTCCGGTCCGTCTTCCGGCCATGTGGAAGTAAAATCCGGTGAATTTGACCTGCGCGGATATGAGATCGCACGCTCACAGTTTTTTGACAGCACGGACCGTATAACCGTTACCTTCAGCCAGGGAGATATCCGCTTTTCCGCTCCTGCCGTCCGTAAACTTGACAGCACGCTTGTGGAACTGCTCATACATCCAAAGAAACTGGTCTTTGCCGTAAGGAATGCGGGGAAAGACTGCCGGAATGCCATGCAGTGGTCTAAAAGGAAAGACGGCAAAAACTCTCCACGTGAGATCAGCGGGACTGCATTTCTTCCCACGCTCTATTCCCTCCTCGGCTGGAACGATGACTGCCGTTACCGTATTACGGGGGTAAAGCGTGGCAGCGGGAATGATGCCGTACTGCTCTTCAACCTTTCCGAACCGGAGATATTCATCCCCAATGACATGGTCGGTGCACCGGATGCGGATCCGTCCGTAAAACCCTTTACGGACAACCAGCAGAGAAATGTCCGAGCCTATCCGCCTGACTGGGCAGACACATTCGGGAGCAATTATTACAGCCACGCACAGGCAGAGGAACTTGCCGGATTCACCGGACGTAAAGACCCGGATACCTCCCATGCCCCGGTAACATACAACGACACTGATATACAGGTCACCAGTAAAAATGACATCGAAAAGAATATTAAACAGATCATGTCAGATATGAAGGAGAACACAGATGAACATACAGACAAACGATGAAAAGAATACCATTCCCGTGACCGAGGATGATGCTTTCAGCTATGACGGGTATCAGGTCGTCCGAGGCGAGTTCTTTGCCCATACCTATGAACCGTCCTTTACTTTTAATTCCAGCAAGGTATCCGTAAACACCGCCTGTATAAAAAAGCTCCCGGATACGGATTTCGTGCAGATACTTGTAAACCCGGATGAAAAGAAACTGGCGGTTCGTCCATGCCAGGAGGATGAGAAGGATTCCTTCCGATGGTGTTCCGCAACGGCAAAACGCTCTCCAAGGCAGATCACCTGCCGTATCTTTTTTGCCAAGGTCGTGTCGCTTATGGGATGGAATTCATCCTACCGCTATAAACTGCTTGGGAAGCTGATACGGTCAGACAATGAACTGCTCTTTGTCTTTGACCTCACCACGCCTGAGATCTTCGTGCGTGAGGAGAAGGAAGACGGAAAGATAAAAGCGTCCCGCACGCCAAGCTATCCGGAAGAATGGCAGAACCAGTTCGGTGTGCCTGTCGAGGAACACCAGAGCAGTTTACAGGTCAACATGTTTGACGGTTATGCGGTGTTCGGCATCTCCGAAAACAACACCGCTGAACCGGAAGAAGAAACAACAGAACATCCAGAAAAGGAGGAACAGCATTATGAACAGAGAAACCTCTTTGAAGCCGGTCCTATGCATTGACTTAAAGAAAAACAGGATACGCATACACAAGCTCACGCTCCATATGCTCGGTGACCCGGAGTATATCCAGCTGCTTGTAAACCCACAGGACAGCATGATCGCCATAAGGAAAAGTGTGCGCAAGGATTACCTTGCCCACCGTGTACGCTACAGTAAAGCCGACAGCCGTTACTGTTACGAATTATACAGTACGGAACTTTTACAGGCATTACGGCATACGGGCATATATCTGGAGGACAACCGCAGCTACCGTATCTACGGTGCACTGAATCCAAAAGAATGTCTTGCCAGCTTTTCCATGAATGAATGCGTGCTTGTAGATGATATGACCCGAACGGAGGAATCAGTATGAACAACAGACCAGTCCCGGAACTTCAGACAGATCCGGAATTTGATGAGCTGATACAGCCAAGGGAAGAAAAGTACCTGGAAGAACTTGAAGAAAACATCTTTGACCACGGATGCCTGGAGCCTGTATGCGTGTGGAACGGTATCATACTTGACGGCCGTCTGCGGTATAAGATCTGTACGAAATGGGATATCCATTTCAACATCCGGCGCATCATATTTGAAAGCCGTGATATGGCAGTCTCTTTTATCTGCCATGAACAGCTCAAACGTACAGACCTTACCGGGGAATACAAAAAATACCTGATAGGCAGACTGTTCCGTGCGGACATGAATACCGCCAGTGATGAATTCATGAAAAAACATCCTGACACGGAACTGAATGCAGACGGACAGGTGTCACAGAAATATGTCCGTAAGACGGATATTGCCACCATCATAGGCAATGAATTTAATTTTGGTTTTTCCACCGTGACAAAATATGATATTTATGCCCGTGCGGTCGATGACCTGAAACGGAAAAGCCCGGAGATCGCAGAAAAGATATTAAACGGAAAACTCCGTGTATCCCATGAAAATATCATAGAACTCTCCCGTCTCCCCATTGAGGATATCAACGGACTGAAAAGGCTCTTGGACAGCGGATCTATAGACCGCATCGGATACTCCCAGCTCCGGCACGAACTCCGGTGGCAGAGGCTTCCCACCGGAAAACCGGACTCAAGAAGGATAAAACGGGAAAAGGAAAGTGCCGAAGCCGGAATAAAGCAGATGCCCGCCACTGACCCGGATGCGGAACTCGAGAGCCTTAAATTTACGATACCTTCATGGTCAAAGACCATATCAAGGACCATGGAGCTTACAGATTTTCCTTCCACCTCAGTTAATGCAAGGCGTGAAGTGAAGATGCAGCTGTTAAACCTAACAAGAAAAATAACCAGACTGCTTTCGCAGCTTGAGGAGGATGATCCAGATGACAGAAGAACAGACAGCCAGACAAACGCCACAGGCCATTGACCTGATGCAGTTCGTCCCAAAAGTACACTTTGAACAGATCCCTATCAGGAATCTCGTATCCAATCAGGAATATCAGCGCAACCTCTCACAGCACCATGTCCAGCGTGCTGCCGCCAACTTTGACCTGTACCAGATAAATCCCGTAAAGGTCAGCCGGAGGAACGGCATCAACTATGTATTCAACGGACAGCACACCATTGAGATCGTTGCCCTCGTTTCAGGATCCAGGGAGACACCCGTATGGTGCATGGTATACGATGACCTCGGATATGAACATGAAGCGGATATCTTTGCAAACCAGATGAAATATGTAAAGCCCCTGCTGCCTTATGAGATATTCATGGCAAACATAGAGGCCGGCAATGACAAACAGCTCATCATCCGTGACCTGGTGGAATCCTATGACCTTACCATCGCATCCACCACGACACCGGGCGGTATCTGCGCTGTCGCAACCCTGGAAAACATCCACGACAAATACGGCTACCATATGCTCGACCATGTTATCCGTCTCATTGCGGCCACATGGGAAGGGGCATCCCAGTCCTTCAGTGCAAACATGATGAACGGACTGGCACGTTTCCTGAATGCTTACGGTGATGCCATAAAAGATGATGTATTTAAGGAAAAGCTCGGTAGGATATCCATCAAGGAACTCGCCCGCACTGCAAAGGACAGGCGTTCCGGCTCACTCGGATTTGCGGAAGCCATACTGATATACTACAATAAAAAAAGCCGGAACCCGCTTACCTGGGATAAACTTTATACCCATAAACTTCCGCATAAAAAGGACACGGAAGAAGAACCGTCCGACATTCCTGAACCAGGGGATGCGGACGGTGAAAGCAGCCAGATGGAGCTGTTTGGACTTCATGACAGCGGGGTTTCCGGGTGATCTACACGGAAACCTTTACCCTGCTGCCTTCCAGAAAGAAGAACTCATATTTTTTCGCACCAAGCACCGTCACTTCACAGAGGACAAGCTGTGTGATCTCCGGGACGAATCTGGTAAGCGGTTCATTTTCCACGGCTTCCATCATCTGCCCCGCCCTGATCTTTTCAAGCGGTGTCCCGTCCGACTTCATCTGCTGCCATCTTTCCATATGCTTATCCCTGTCCATGACCAGTCTGTTGAATGCTTTTACAAATCCCTTTTCCAGGTCTGCATTATCAACGTAGGCATTCGTGCATGCCACTTTCCCGTCTTTCCTGTGGTTCTTGCACTGCCACTGTACGATTCCCCTTGATCTCCATGAATGTCTCGTGAACAGGCTTTTGCATTCCCCGCAGAACACCTTCTCACAGAACGGCATGCAGTCCGCACCGTAACTGTACCTGTCCGTGCCGTGCGATTCCATGAACTTTTCCCTGCGGTCGAATTCTTCCTGTACCGCATTCCATGTCTGCTTATCTATGATCCCCTTATGGCTGTCCTTTACATAGACCTGTGCGATCTCACCGTTGTTTCTGACCTGTCTCTTAGTAAGGAAGTCTGCAGTATAGGTCTTCTGCAGAAGGGCATCACCCATATGCTTTTCCTGTTTTAAGATCCCTATGACCGTGCTTGGATACCACTTTGTCTGCCCGAGACACCCCGGAACTTTCTCTTCCGTCAGTTCCTTTGCGATCTGTGCCGGATTGATTCCAATAAGGAAATCCCTGTATATCCTTCTCACCGTCTTAGCCTGTTCCTTATTGATGACAAGCTTCCCATTCTCATCCTTATCGTATCCGAGGAACTTGAATGTGTTGAGATGCATCTCACCGTTCTTGAATTTCGTGCGGATGCCCCATTTACAGTTTTCTGAAATATTTCTCGATTCATCCTGTGCAAGGGAGCTTAAGATAGTGAACAGAAGCTCGCCCGTGGAATCCAGTGTGTTGATGTTTTCCTTCTCAAATATGATGCCGATTCCCAAGTTCTTTAATTTTCTGGAATATGCCAGGCAGTCCTGCGTGTTCCTTGCAAAACGGCTGATGGATTTTGTTATGACAAGGTCTATCTTACCGCCCTCGCAGTCTGCGATCATCTTTTTGAACTGTTCCCTTTTCTTTGTGTTTGTACCTGAAATGCCTTCATCTGCATAGATGCCGGCCATTTCATAATTCTCATGCTCGTTGATATATTTTGTATAATACTCGACCTGTGCTTCAAAGCTGTGGAGCTGGTCTTCCTGGTCCGTTGACACACGGCAGTAGGCTGCCACCCTTATCTTCTTTTCCTGTACCGCCTTATGCCCTGTCTGCACCTTTTGGCTTCTTGCTGGTATAACTGTAACGCTTCTTGCCATTCTTATCATCCTTTCTCTGAATATAAATATCTTTTTTGATCTCTCCCCATCCCTTTATGATGGTATCCGGAACCCTTGTCCCGTCACAGAAGTCTTTCCCCTTCCGCTTTCTCCCATTGCATACCCATATGACCTTATGGCTTTTGGTGTTCACATGCCTCACAAGTCTGCTTCCGCATAACCCGCAGAAGATCTTCTCCCTGTATGGATACTCTGTTTCAGTATTTTCAGGGATCGGCTCCGGCTCTTTCTTCTTATGCCTTCTTTTCCATGAAGCTTCTTTCAGATAGGTAAATTCCTTTTTTCCCTTATCTGTCTGTTTTTCCCCTATATACATATTTTCATCAAAATGCCATGCCCCTCGCAAGACTCCGTCCGGAATGTTTATCCCCTCGCAGAAAGACTTCCCATACCGCTTTGTACCGCTGCATCCCCAGTTCAGCCTGTTGCCGTTACTGTAGATCCTTTTGTAAAGCGGGTGTCCGCATCTGGCACAATAGATCCTGTTCATGTATGGATAATTTTCTTCCGTGAATTCTTCGATCACTGAGCCTTCCGCAAGATAATCCCGCTTTGCTTCCAGTGCGTCCTGTGCTCTCTGCCAGAGTTTTGGGGAAACAATGGCTTCATGGTCATCCTCGATGTACCAGGCATCTACTTCTCCCCTGTTTCTGACCAGTTTTCTTTCTTCATTTACAAAATACTTATGCATGATATAATCGCCTTTATAGATTTCATTTTCCAAAATACGAAGCACCGTGCTATCAAGCCATTTTGCACCACCCACCGTTTTTACATTATTTTCATTCAGGTAGCGCTTAATAGCTGCAAGAGTATATCCCTGTGCTGCCATATCATAGATTTTTCTTACCCATACCGCTTCCTCTTCATCTGCAATATAGACTCCCCGCTCATCCTTCTTAAATCCGAAAGACCGCTCAAGGTACTGCACGGGGATCCCTGCCTCGTACTTTCTCTGGTACACCATCTTTGCACCAACGCTTCCGCTCTCGCTTTCTGCCTGTGCAAATGCAGCAAGGATCGTAAGCATAAGCTCGCCTTCCCCTGACAGGGTATTGATATTCTGGAGTTCAAAAAAAACACCAACATTCAGTTCTTTCAGCTTTCGTGTAGCTTCCAGAACGATTGAGGTGTTTCTTGCGAACCGTGATACGGATTTTGTTAATATAAGGTCTATTTTTCCCTTACGGGCATCTGCTAACATCTTCTGCAGACCGGGACGTTTTTCCTTGAATCCTGATATGGCAAAGTCACTGTAAACTCCTGCATACTCGTAATCAGGATTACTGGTAATGACTTCTTTATAATGCCTGATCTGGTTTTCCAATGAATTTTCCTGTTCATCCGCATCCGTTGAGACACGGCAGTAGGCGCATACCTTAAGTTTTTGCTTCTGTCTGCTGTTTCCTTCCCTTATCTGAATCTCCAAATTCTGCCACTCCTTTCTCTTTGGGTAGTCTATATATCACTCTGAAAGCCAATAATAGCAAGTACAATCTGCGATACCTTTCACCTTTCTTTCCTTGGCATAAATGGAAAAAAATACGGCTGACAGCCATTACTGACCATCAGCCATATCCTTATTTCAGGAGTTCATTAACCCTTTTCTGTACTGCGGAATAATCATATCCGGCAGAAGTGATCCTTTTCTTTCTGTCAGAACCATTTCCCCAGTCACCATGAATAACTTCCCTTGCGATCTCATCCACGGATTTCCTGGATGGGGAAAGTTTCTTATTCACGATACTCTGGACTGCAGAATAGTCATACCCCGCCTGTGAGAGCAGTTTCTGTCTTTCCGCACCATTCCCCCACTTTCCGGCAATCACCTCGGATGCGATCTCCTCATTGGACTTCTTCACCGGAGCGGGTGTACTGCTTCCCTTGGCATAACCGTTCAGCCCGGCTGCCTTGATCTTTGCAGGGAAATCCACATAGCAGTAATCCTGATCACAGGACTGCCCATTGATCTTGTTGCTCCGGATAAGGTTTGTCTCCCCTCCGAACTGCCAGATCTGTGTCTCTGCACCGCTTGCCGGGGCCGGCTTGCTCTTACCCCATCTTGCAACCCAGTGGCTGTAGCGGATAAGCTCCCCGTCATTCATCTCGCTGTTGAAGAATGACTCGGACGAATAGATGCCGACCCAGTATCCGGCAGCTTCTACTGCAGAACAGAATGCCTTTACGATCTGTGTCAGTGTATTCCTGTCATTCTTGGTGATCATGCTGCCTTCCACATCATAAAAGACAGGATACTCATATCTCTTTCCCTTAAGCAGTGAAAGGAAGTATTCTGCCTCCTTCTTGGCATCTGCCACGCTTCTGGCATTTCCATAGAAATATGCGCCCTTTGGAAGTCCGCATTCCTCACATTTCTTATAGTTTGATTCAAACTGGCTGTCCTTATAAAGTCCGGCATCAGCACCTCCGGCTTTGATGACTGCGAACTCCACGCCTTCCTTGCTCTTAGCCCTTGCAAAGTCAAAACTGCCCTGCCAGTGGCTTACATCGATTCCAAATTTCTGACTCATAATATGATCCTCCAATTCTCTGTAATAAAAGAGGGAAGGAGCTACCCTTCCCCGTTGTCTTTGTCTTCTTCTGACCTGTCATGAAGCTGTTCCAGCACGGCTTTGATCTTTGCCGGAACCGGAAGTCCCAGATGGGATGCATTCTCCAAAAGGGAGATTCCTTCATTTGAGATGTAGAAGAAAATGGCTGCCGTCCTTAAAACGCTCCCCGTTCCGATGACATATACATCAAGAATGTTTGCAATGCCGACCATAAGGAAAATCAGCACCTTACGGCAGATTCCCTTAAAACCAACTGCGCTGGACAGCTTCTGGTCACTGATTGCACACATAACTCCCGTGATGTAGTCGATGACCACAAATGCGAGCAGTGCAAAGAGCAGGCCGTCACATCCTCCCAGAAAGTATCCAAGCCATCCTCCGACTGCCGTGAATACAAACTGTACTGCGTTCCAGAATTCCTTCATTGTCTTGTCCTCCTTTGATTTTTTGTATGAAAAAAGCAGCTACCCGCAATGGATAACTGCCTGATTCCAAAAAGTATTTTATTGTTCCTGTAAAATATAAGTGATCTTCATTGTCTTATCTGCCGTCTTTGTAATTGGGGCATCAAGGTTATTGATGGTTGCCAGATAATTACACATCATGTACCACCCGGACGTTGACCATGTGCCATAATCACAAAAATAGATGAGTGGTTCATTTCTTACAGGAGTCACGCTCATCGTATAACTGGAATTAAACAATGTCTGTGTCTCCGGTGGCATGATCTCATCCGTTGCCAGATTCGCAATCAGAAGCTGTTCATAACTGTATTCGTAATAAACCCGTCCGTTAATCACGAACTTCGGCACGCCATTGATGTTGGTCACATTGGTCCGCTTCAGCTTTACAACATTTGCCGGATTCGTGATCTGGATTTTATACACATCATACGGGGCATCATATCCCCTCAGCAGAAGATAGCCTTCGGTAACGAACATTCCCCAGTTCCCTTCCGTCCTGAGATATTTATCCGTGGTGTTTGTTATTTCATACTGCTTGATTTTCCAAGTGTCCACTTTTATTTCCGTTATAAGAAACTTGCCCTCTGGGGCAGTCCTGCTGTTGCTGCTCGTGCAGATATACAGACAATCATTTGACGGATCATAATTATATGACCAGTAGCCAATCTGCAGTTCCGAAGACAGTTCTGCCAGTTCGATTTCTTCGATAAGCGGTTTCGTGGTGTAAATATTATCAAGAATAGATACCGTCTTTAAAAATGCACGTCTTTTTGTGATGTGGATATGGTTCTTATCTGCCACCTTGAAATAATACACACAGTCCTTTGCCCTGTCGATTAGGAATATCAGCTCTGTTTTTCCAATCGTCATACCGGAATATCTGCTGCTCGTGCTTGCCCCTGTCCTGTCAGGGTACACATACTGAAGATTGTCTTCTGCAATGGACTGCATCAGTAAATTATCCCTGATTGGACTGGTATTTTTACTGCCGTATGATGTAAGTCCACCATTTTTATGTGTAAGACAGATGCTGGCAATCGTGCCGTTCGCCTGACTGGTTGCAAAATCATATACATATTTCACATACCTGTCTTTCAGATTTACTTCCGATTCTGTCTGGTTGAATCCGCCACGGAAGGTATTCTTTGTGTTGTTCTGCATTCCATGTGAAGCACAGCCGACAAGGTTTGCATCTGCCGGGGGATAATATTCATCCGCATTCTCCGGTATCTCCCTGTCGAAGCACAGGATGCCTCCGAGCAGTTTTTCATAATACGGCACGAATTCATTCAAAAACCTGTTCGGTCTCTTGGAAAGTCCAAGCGGTTTCAGGATGTCCCTTAGTGCATTGGTGACCATATTGCTGTTCTGGTAGGTTTCCACCTCACCTGTGTTTACATCAGTAAGTTCTATTCTTGTTGTTCCCTTGAGCATCGTCATCATCTCCATTTCTATAATTCATGATAAAGGATGTAAGCGTTGCATCGCCCGCAAGCCAGAAACGGAAGGTTATCGTCTTTGCTTCCAGCAGTCCGGCATACAATTCATCCAGCTCCATTGTGAGAAAATCCGCCATTGGGGTTTCACCCGTAAAGGTCTCCCCGTCATAACTGTACTGTACCGTGATCTCTCCCTCATATTCTGCATTCAGTGCCTTGATTCCAAGAACCGTGCCGTCCGAAAGATCCGCCGTGCATTCAATATACTGTTTTGGCGGTGTTCCCGTAATCACGGCATTCAGCGGAAATGCCCTGCTGTCACTCCAGCTTAATACGGAAGGAAGCGTCAGCCCTTTTATCAGATCCCACTCCGGCATCTTTGCAAATCCATGTTTCTTAAACAAAAGTGCATTGACCTCTGTTTCTTCCAGTCCGACAAGTACATCTGCTGTTTCTGACAGCTCCTCATTTATGATCTGGTTCTCCACCGTATACAGTTTTCCGTCCCCGTCTTTTATCAGGAGTTTAAACGGGACCAACAGGTCAATCGGTGTGTATTTCACTTCAAAGGTCTTACTGTCCGCATAATACTGGAAAGTAATATCCGGGGAAGCTGTATCGGGCTTTGTGAAAGTATAGTTCTTGTCTGCACTAAAACCGAAACCTCCATCATAACACTGGACAGGAACAGAAATCATATGAAGGGAAATATCTCCCGTGTCCCAGAACAGAAGGTCATACTTTAACTGGTAGTCCGCCCCGGATGCATTGTAATGCGACCATCCTTCCCACCGTATTTTCAGAAAACGGTAATAACTGTATAAAGTCCCTTCTTCCCTGTAAAGCGATCTCATTCTGGTATCACGGTTATCCACTTTAAGGTGCGTAGCATCACTGCCGATTCCCCAGTAAGAATCACCGTGTGCATAAATGTACGGCACGGCTTTTCCGAGGAACGTGAAAAAATCCGCACCGCTCACGGCAAGCGTACCGCCATCATAGCTGTTGCTGTCCTGTAACAGACAGGTCATATTGGTGACACCGGCCGAAAAAATATCATTTATATTGTCATAATTCATAGTGTAAATTCCACTCCTTTCACTCCGTCAAAGCCGGATATATCAACCGTTGTCCTTTCCAAGAAACCTTCATCCACTTCATCCGTCACGGCTTCCTGTATCTGTTCAGTTACTGCTTTCAGTTCAAAGAACCCGTTTTCAACGGTAATGGTATCCGGGAACTTAACGGAAGTCTCTGCCGCGGTAATCACATACTGCGGACGGACTGCTGCGGTATAACCATTGACTTCCACCCCGTCCACCTTTGTGAAGTATGAAATATCGATCACGAGGTCTTCTGCATATCCGTGGTCGAGGGATTCCGGCCCTGACTTCTGTACATACCGTTTCCGCAGCATGAACCGTTCTTCCGTATTGACCGTGATATATCCGTTATAATTTGGATTTCCCCGCACGCTTGTAAGCACAAAGGTTCGGAGGATCTCCGTGATCCATGCACGGTCCGTAAATGCATCTGCTTCATAGTTCTGGTCTGTGATTGGAATATTCCCGATTGTCTGTGTCAGTCCCTGTGTCTTTTTGGAAGGGAATGTTACGGATGCCGTATCCTTAAACACATCAGCCACAAACGGTACATCCGTAATGCTGATATTTCCAATATTCTCATTGATATTGATGCGTCCGTTCCAGTCTCCCAGTCCTGCTGCGAGTCCCTGACCGCTGATGGTTGCCCTAATCTGCGCCTCACCAATCTTAGCACTCCCGGATGATATCTTCAGATACATGGAAAATGTATTGGAGCTGTTCTCTATGACTTTCGATATCGGAAAAAACAATGTCACGACATGCTTCCCATACAGACAGGTCTTGACCGGCATGAATGTATCTATGGTTTCATTATTTATCTTATAAACAATGGACAGCTCCGGCAGTTCCGTTTCTGCTGCCACGCCTTCTTCCGGCTCTCCCCCGGTATCCGGCTTTACCACCTCCAGAAGCATTTCACACTGGAATGCTGCCGTGGTTTCTTCCGTTGCAGTAAAGTCAATATCCATCACATTCATAAGGGACTGCCCAATTTCAAACGGGGCAACATTGACAAAACTGTAAATTATGGTCTTTCCGCTTTCCACGGAATTGATAAGACCTGTAATATTCTTATCATTCTTGCTCTTGGCAGATGCAAGCCTCGGATTCTTCCCGACACATTTCAGTGTCATTTTCCCGTTGATCTTACATTCGATGCTCGTAATGCAGCTTATCTTTGTTTCATCTGCATGTCCGCCTGAAAACTTCAGG